GTTCGATGCAGAAAATCACAGGAAAGATCTGAGTGACATGTCTGTGACTCAATTTAAAGAAAAAACTTTCATAATGAGATTTTTCACTGAAGAAGATCGTGAAAAACTAGCAGAAAGAGGTATTCAATCGAAAAAATATAACAAAACCGACATCAGAATGATAAATAAGGCTTTTCGAGATACAATTCCGTATGATTATTTCAAGGTGAATACTGACTTTATCAATGAATTTATTAGAGATGATGACACAGTTCTTGCTATTGATTTAATAGATAGTTTTCCTTTTTGGTCAGAAAGGATGGAAAACATTTATCAAGATGCCTATGGAAATAACAAATATGCAGATAAAATAAAAGAAGAATTTAAATGGTTTGGTAAAACTAGATTAGGCAAAATGTCTCAATCTTATGATGAAGTTTGGACTGAATTGTGTATATCTGCTAATCAGCATTGTAAGATGGATGAATTTGTTTACAAATCTATAAAAGGGACAAATGTTAAAATGCTTATAAAGTAGTTAATGCGTCTTCTTCTCTACATTTTGCTTTAAAGATTCCTAAAGCAGACGTTTACGTTGATTTGATGAAGAAGCATTTGGGTATGTTCATAGATATTATTGATTACAATGATGATTACTATGTGACTAATTTTTATAGTATTGATAGACACAGACTAAGTCATGAAGTTTTCAGCACTGAATTTCTTAGTACTTTGCTTCCTTTATTTAATGATATTATGTTCTCAGGGAAAGAAATCAGTAAAGAAGTTAGAAGGACAATTATAGGCCAGTCTTTGATAAATTTTAATTCAAAAGCTGCAACAACAGAGATCTCTTTGAATAGTAGATTTATGTATATGGAAGCAATGAAAGGTGGCATAATTCCTAGAGATATGAGCAAGATATGGGAAAAATTTCCTCAATTCCATAGAGATATTATATCATTATGGATTGCTCAAAATTTAGAGAAAGCTTGTAAGAAGATGATTATAAATCCTCCAGTTGTTAAAAGAGCAAAAGATAAGGAAGAGAAAGCCAATGAAGATGTAACTGATGAATTTGAAGTGAAAGCAGTAGGCACTAAAATTTCCGGAGTTATCAGTTATGTTACTTTAGATGAATTAATTGATCCTGAGCATGTCTTATTGGCAATGTATCAAGGTGTGACCAGGAATAAAGATGAAGGAAATCCTCATCAAGGTTTTTATAAGATTTTTGGCAAAATCATTAAAGGAGAAAATCAGTTTCAACAGCCTAATAATGATGTCAGAAACTGTGGATTTAATTCATCCAGAGAGAATACACCTCACTCATTCAGAGTTGATACTATAAAAGAATGTGGTAGAAGAACACGGAGGTTTTTAGAAAGAAAACTTGGAAATACATTTGTCACTAGATTTAAGACTGAATTAATAAAAAGATTAAGCTCTCAGACTTGGTCTTATTATGCGACTTTTAAAGCTTCAGCAGTGATGCCTAGTAGTTTTGAGTATTATAAGGTAGGCATGAAAGGCAGGATGAATAAAAGAGCCAAATGTATGGAGAACGTATTGAAACTGATCACCGAAAATGAAAATGATCCTTCTTTTGAGAGTTTGTTAGATTTGATAGTGAGATGTCAAGATATGTTTTCTGAAGATTTAAAGGAAAAGACATCAGAAATTACTGACAAAGACATAGAAGTAATCAATGCAAAGTTGTATGAAATCGGTGAAGAATGTTTTTCTAAGGGTCAACCTTATGATAGGATCTTTGAATTGATGGAATTATTGTATGAACAGGGAGGTGTATTTTCAAATGTTTTTAAGAAACAACAACTCTCTGGTCCTAGAGAAATATTTGTGCTTGATATAATAAGCAGGATTTGTATATCTTTTCTAGAAACATCCTCACGAATTATATGTGAATGGTTACCATCTGAAATGTTGACTAAAGGTTCCATGAAGTACACCAGAATGTCTCAGTTTTTTTCAGAATGTAGGGAGCAACAGTCAAGGTTTAATATGGATTATATAAAAGTTTGTTCTGATTCAAATGATAAATCAACTTGGTGTCAACAGTTTGTAATGCCTGTTTTTGGCTCATTGTACAATTTTCTATTCAAAGCATTAAACAATGGAAAAGAAACTGAATTTGTGAATTTTTTCTTAAAGACTATTTATTTCATATTGAACATGGTGGCACTTAAAAGATTAGAACTGCCTTTAGAGTTACTTTCTGATTTTCAGAAATATGAAGGAGAAGAATATAGATCATTTACAAAAGAAACAAATGATCTGAAAAGACAATTTTTGAATGAAGACGGTTCTCATCATTTGGTTAACTTTCAGGAAATCTGTCTCAAGAATAGATCAAATATGATGCAAGGAATCCTTCACTACACTAGTTCTCTATTGCATGCAGCTCATTCGATTTTCATGTCTGAGATGAACACTGACATTATTAATGTTATTTTGAAGAACATAGAGAATAATGAAGATGGCAAGTTAATGAGGTTCATTAAAGATTTATGGGAAGTAAGCAGTGATGATTCTCTAATTCTAAAGGCAATAATTTTCTCTCAGAAGACAATCAGATTCGCAGGTTTTGATTTTCCATCGTCTTTGTTTTGTGAATGGATATTATCTGCAGTTGCAATGACTGAAAAGAAGTTTGCAAGATGGAACTGTATGGTTCATTCTGATGTAAAATCAACAGGTCCAAGTTTCTCTATGGTCTCAGAGTTCAATTCGTTCTGGCTGATTCAGAATAATTTGCTTATACCAACCATTAAATATGTATATGCTGCATTAAAACCTAAAGTTACAAACGTGATGGATGACAGACAACGAATTTGGTTAGAATTGAGGAAGCAGTTTTTAGAGAATGGTGGTAAGATTAGGTCCTGTTTTGCAATTTCATTGGGACAAATGTCTATACATTACAAGATTTTAGGAATGAATCATGTGAAATGGTTTGACACATATTGGAGTTTAATTCAGAAACTTAAACTTCCTAGTTTAGGTTATTTCTTACCAGAAATTCCTATAGCATCAGGACTATTACCAATGGGTTATTTGTGGGATAGACTACTGAAGTCAGACAATGGGGCTAGATTGGGTTTCGAATGGATGTATAGAGATTTCAAGCAGATTGCATACGATTCAGAAGGCAATCCTACAATAAGAATTTCATTAAATATAGGGTCCAAAAAGAGTTGGAGGTCAATGTTGAACAGATTAAACATTCCTAAGAATTATGAAGATTCATTGAAGTTGGACAAAAGTTTTTTGTTTAGGGAAGATGAAACTGTTTTGGAATCAATTATGTTGATGTACAAAAAGATTCTAACACCTTCGTCAGCTGAAGCTTTTACATTTCAGAGTTCCTACAAGATTGTTGCAACAAGTGCATATGTTTTACAATGTCCTTGCATAAATATGAAAAGAAAGATCAATGGCAAATGGGAATCTAGATGGATGTCATTAATTGGATCTTGCCTTCAAGTTCTGAATGATTATGGAGTTATAAATGAACCAGAGATTAGAGATAAAATTTGGAATGTTAGACCCATAACTGGGGATTATTTCATTGGTCCTGATGTTAAAAGATTAATAATGAAGGGAGTGGAGCAATATGATGATATTGAGTCAGTTGTTAAAGACGTTTATAGGTATAAAAAGAGGGAGAACAGAACTAAATTGAAGCAAAGACCAATAGATTTGGTGATAAGTAGTGCAAGTAGATTGGCTTCTATGTCATTAGGAGATTGTTTAGGTCAAAGTTATTATCCAGAAAAGATTGGAAGGAAAGGAACGAGAGATCAACTTCAGACCTCATTGTTGATGTATAAATCAATATATCCATGGCTGTTTGGTAATGACGGGAAATTGTTTAATTTAGATGATCTTCCCAACAAAAACATTAATGTTGATTTTCCATTTGATGGATATATGGGTTTTAGGGATTTTTTGAGAAGTTGTGAATTGAGAGACACAACAGTTAGTCCTATCTCTGCAGCCAGAGTTTCTTCCAATTATTCTGACACGCTTAAGAGAATTATATGTTACACTCAAGCTTCAGATCATCATTTGGTACCACCTAGTAAAGAGAATCCAGATTATTTAATAAGAGAGAAGATGGAAAACTTTAATTTCCTAGAAATAGAAAGATCATTAAAGTATCAAAAGATTAAACAGTTATTAAATACATTAATCTTCTCAAAAGAAAGTATCTTGGGATTAGATTTTGGCTGGTTCAAGGAACT